CTGATGATCATATTTATTGTATAAAAAACAGTAACGGAGATATAAAAACAGTAAATGATTATATTATATATCCAAAAATAGGATATCAATCTTTAACGGGGGGGTTGTTAAGTAATGTAGATTTTTTAGAACCAGAAAGTGATTCATGTTTTTTACTTAACGACGATTTAATGAATAATTTTACTGAAGACAAAGAGTTTAATAAAATATCTTATCCAGATATTTCTAGTGGTAGAAGAGAAGTTTTATTCACCCCAACAAAAAATATTGCAACAAAAATTGGGGGTTCTGTTTTTATTGATGGTGATGTAATTTGGAAACCAATAAATCCATACAATAATGTAATAACATTTCCAAATGAATATTTTATGAGTTCATCAGGAAATATTTCTACTATTAGTATTTCTTCTACAGGAAGTGGTTATAAAGGTTATGATGAATCAAAATATGATAGTTTATTAAATTTTAGTTATGAAGTTATTCCAGAAAATTTTAATTTAAATTGGTACGATCAAATAATAAATTATGAACACACTGATAATAATGCTGTTTTTCAAGTTATTATACAAAATAATAGTGTTCAAAATATAATAATTCAAGATCCAGGTGAAGGTTTTAGTACACAACCTGGTTCTTCAATTTTTATTTTATTACCTGATGATGTTTTAAAGAAACCGACGATATCTATAAATGTTTTAGAAACATTTGATAGAACCTATTCGTATCAAATAACAAATATACAACCTGATAATGGTACATGTTCTGGTTACGGATTAACTTGTTCTGGGTTTTGTATATCACCAGCAGGAAGTATTAAAATAGAAACTGATATTGGTAAAACTAATGAAACACAATTAAAAGTTGAATTTAGTGGGCAGAATTATAAAGTAAATGATATGTATCAAATAACTGAATATGATTTGAATGAACAAGAAGTTATTAATAATAACAAAGCAACTATCACAGTAACAGATACAAAAGAAGAAAACGATATTTATGCCCTTGATGCAATTGATAAAAGTTTATATATTCCTACAAATAATGATTTTAAATTTGGTGATTATAGTCTTAAAATGGTTACAGAACAAACCAAAGAAAATTATTGTAAACCTTCACCTCCTCAAATTTGTTTTGTAGGAGATTTTTTAGATAATACTAATAAATCAAAAATTGATAATGTTATTGAAGGATCAGATATAAAAAAAGATTCATTAATTTATACAAAAGATTTATTAAAATTAATTATACCCGAATCAGATACAACTAAATTTTTAACTTTTTTTAATTTACTTAAACTTAATGAATTTACAACAGAAACAAGTTGTGATTTTTTTAAAACTTTACAATTTGAAAAACTAAATTACAGACATGGAACAAGTGTTTATGGTATTAGCGAAAGCGAACAGTTAATTTTAGGAAAATTTATACCTTATAGTAGGATGACAATGTTTTCATCAAATTTAACAAATGCACCTAAATTTGAAGGTATTTCTGGAGGACAAATTATTCCAGGACAATATTATGGTAATGATTATACTAGTTCTGATAATGCTATCGATAAAAAAATTAAAAGAAAAATAAAAAAAAAATTTCTTAATGCTAAAAATCGAGCACTAGTTAAAGAATTTAATAATTCTCCTACAACAAAAATTGCTGACAAAGGGAAAACAGATTTATATAATAATAATTACACACAATTTATACCGTACGGTTTAGATGATTTGAATAATTTAACTTCTTTTTAAAATTGAATATTAATATTATTAATATTCAAAAAAAAATGGTTTTATATGAAGAGTTGTTAAAAATAGATAATGATTGGTTACCAGAGTTACAAAAACATGAATCTTCAATTAAACAAGTTTTTAATATGATTGAAAAAACAAGATTAGAATACTATCCTGTTATAGATAATGTTTTTAATGCTTTTAAATTAACAACTTTATCAGAAGTAAAATGTGTTATATGGGGTCAAGATCCTTATCCAACAACATTAGATTCAGGAGAACCTAGAGCTCAAGGGTATTCTTTTGGTGTTCATAAAGATGATGACATACCGAAAAGTTTAAAAAATATTTTTAAAGAAATAAAACAAAATTTTCCAGATTATGAAATACCAGATCACGGTGATTTAACACATATAGCAAAACAAGGTGTTTTATTTATGAATTCTGCTTTAACTTATGCAGTTGATGAACCAACTGCCCATATAAATTTATGGAAAAGATTTATTTATATTGTTATAACAATTATTAATAAGAATATTGAAAACTGTATTCATATTATTTGGGGTAAAAAAGCTGAAAAATTAGTTGAACATATTAATAGTAGAGAAGTTTATATATCTGGACATCCTTCTCCTTTAAGTTGCAGACATTTTTTTGGATGTAAACATTTTTTAAAAATAAATATAACTTTGAAAAGACAAAATAAAAACCAAATAAATTGGAACGAAGATGAAAATTTAGTTCCAACTTATGTAGAATTTTTAAAAACTTAATAATTCTACTATTAAAAACTTAATAATAATATATATTATTATTAAAAATGGAAAAACCCAATATTATAATAAGTACACCTGAAGAAGAAATAGCAGAAAATGGATTTTATTTACTAAAATCTAAAACTGGTAGCATATTTATAAGATTTATGTTATTATTAGATTTATTTTTATTTGCATTATTATATTTATTTGTAGGTTTAGGAACGTCTTATTTTTTAAACAGATACACAACAACTAGTTTGAACAGAAATCAAAAAAAATCAGAAATTTTTGGTGAAATAGTTTTAGAAATAATTTTTACCGTTGTTGGATTATTTATCGCAGTTCTAATTTTAGGTAATTTACCCAGTATTGTTAAAAACCCCCCTACTGTTCATAAATTAATAAGAACTTGGGAATCGAGTATTATTCTTGTTTTTACTGTGATTGTTTTACAAACTAAGTTGACTGAAAAATTAATTTATGTTTTTAATTAATTTTTCAGTAATTAATTTATGTTTTTAATTAATTTTTCAGTAATTAATTTATGTTTTTAATTAATTTTTCAGTAATTAATTTATGTTTTTAATTAATTTTTCAGTAATTAATTTATGTTTTTAATTAATTACCATACCGATTGTGGTATTGATATAAAATAAATACTTAAAGAACTTAAAAAATGCCAAAAACTGTGACCTTGAAAATAAGAATCTTTTTCACATAAAATACTTTTTTTATCTAACATACTAAAAATAAAACCTATTATTAATAAAAACATAGAAGTATAAATTAATTCATTAAAAAAATAAAATGATAGTTCATAATAATATATAAAAAGTGTTAAAAATATGAAATAATAATAGTAAAGGTACATTTCAATACACAAAGGTGAAATAAACAAAAATGAACTATATAATGATAAAATTATTGTACATCCTTTTTTATCTTCTATAATATTTTTTCTATATAAAACATTTGATAATAATATAGAATATAAAATATTTATACTATATAAATCTAATATTCTAAAAAACATGGTATCACTTAAATGATACATAGAACTTGTTATACCAATTAACATAGTTGATAAACCTATTTTTTTATTATATTCATAAATATAAGATCCAATGATCAAATAAAAAATATTACTAAAAGTATTTATAGGATTAACTATAATACTACATTTTTTTTCTTCACACCAAATTTCGTTTGAAGGATACCAATTATTCCAAAAACAATCCATTTATAAAAAATTTCATAAAAAAAAACAATTTTATAAAAATGGCTGAAGAAAAAAATATAAAAAAAAATTCTTATATTTGGTCACATGTTGGTGTAATCATTTTTCATATTTTATACGGAAGTGCATTGGTATTTATAGCTTTTAGATATTTGAGATCACCTGAACTTAGAACAATAAGGATAATTTTATTAGTAATGGGTATTTTCCTTATTTTAGTAAGTTCGTTAAGTTTGATACCTGTATTAAAAGATTATAACAAAATAATAATTGAATAAATTACAAATTAATAAAATTGATAATTATTTTATTAAATTTATAAATGTTTTTTTTTTATAAATTTGTGGTTTTATATTTTATACCAATAATTAAAAAAATACAATTATCAGGGTGTAATACTGATTGTGGTAAATTAGAAGTATTTATAGATGATAAATGGAGTTCTATCTGTTATAATGATTGGTCAAAAAACGAATCTATTATTACTTGTAAAAGTTTAGGTTTTGAAACATCTTTTGGACATGTAAAAAATTTTGGTAATAATAATTTTAAATCTTATATCTCGAAAATTAAATGTAACGGAAATGAAAACCATTTAAACGAATGTGATATAATATTTAAACAGAGCAAATGTCCAACAGTTAGTGTCATGTGTACTTCTAATTATATTATAAATTATGATCTTGAAATAAACAATTATATTAAATCTTGGAATTTAAAAAAAAATATAAATTTTTATAATCCTTTTACATTTGATAAATTAATTTCTTCATATAATTATTTTTATAATTTATTAGATTTATATAAAAATATAAAAAAAGAATTTTTAAGTAGGTATGAAAATTATAAATATCAAATTTCAGAACTTATAAAAAGAGGGTTGAAAATAAATTCTTTAGGAATTGATTACTCACATATTAAAGATATTACAACTTTGGAAAAAAATATTTTAAAATATGTTTATTTAAATTATAATCCTCATTTAATTATTCATGAAAGTTTTTTAGAAAGCACTAATAAATTTGAAGGAATTATAAAAATAAATAATTTTGGATTATCTGAAAAAAATTTAAATTCTATAAAAAATATTTTTTACAAAGAATTAGAAAAAAATGATAAAACTAAAATTTCTAAAATTAGTAACAATAGTGTTATTACTGTAAAAACATATATACCAGAATTATCAAGTATTTTTTCAAATAAAACTTTGATGAAGATGGTAAAAAATTATCTTGGAGATTTTGAAATAAGCGGATATAAAATTACAAAACTAATGACAAAAAACACAAATCAATATATTGCTTCAGAATGGCATCATGATCGTGTTGGGAGAAGACTTAAAATGTTTATATTTTTAGATAATGTAGATTGTGAGTGGGGTCACCCAACTTTAGTAGCATCAAAAACAAATAATTTACATTATTATGTACCTCATACTTATGAAGGTTCTAGATTTAAAGGTGATTTTATAACCAAAAATTATAAAATAGTTAAAGGATGTGGGGATAAAGGGAGTGGTTTTATTTTTGATACAAATACAATTCATAAAGGAACTGCTGAAGGATTTTATGATAGGTTAACAGTTATCATAGAATTTCATCACAAATTAAAATGCAGTTTAATAAAAACTTTAGGTTATTATTTACCGTGTCCTAGCGGAGACTTATATTCTTTAAAAAAGAAATAATTAATTTTATTTCAGTTTCTACAAACTGATTAAAAGTTTGTAGAAAATCTGTTAAAATATTATCTACATGAATTAACAAATTATGTTTTTCTAGTTCTATCAGATATGGTATCAATTGTTTATTCAAAATTTTTAAATATTCTTTGTAATGAGAACTTTTAATTATTTCAAGTATATGTTGAAGTTCAGTTTGGACTTGGATACGAGCTGGTGTGGTCTCGACCATATTGATCTATTATTTTATTTTTCTTAATTAAAAATCAATTATTTTTAATTAATATTATTTAAAAATGAGTAGCGAAGAATTAGTAAATAAATTATTGTATGAAAAAAATTATATTTCTCAATCATTATTAATGATTGAAATGGTTGATTTGATCAAAAAAGACCAAATAGATTTAAACAAAGTTATGGCAAAAGTTTTAAGTAATTTAACTTATAATAACTATTATCTTGTTGGGACATTGATAAGACTGGGAGTTGACCCTAATATTTATTTTCAATTAAAAAGTTATAGAGTTCATATTCTGGTATATCTTGCAATGAATTATAGCAAACAAAAATTTTCTAAAGATCTTTATAAAAGAACTGCTTTTATTTTGATTTTGTCTGGTTCTAATTATGATGAAAAAGCTACTTTAGAAAGTGATACAACCATAGTAAACTACTTAACTGCTCTTAATATGGAAATATATAGTATTAAAGCCGAATTATCTTTTATTGATAGCGAAATTTTAATGATTTTAGATAGTCCTTATACTTTGAAAAAAGAAAATATTAATAATTATAATGTTAAATATATAATTAACGATTTTAAATCTCTTGATTATGAATTGATGATAAAATCGTTATCATATAATGTTGCTAAATTAGTTGATTATGAAAATTCTCCTAATATGAATATTGATATGTATGGTATGCCTTTATTAGTTTCAGCAAGTGTACATTCTGGAAATTTTAATTTTTATAAAATTTTTCTTGATAAAGGATTAAGAATTAATTATTTTGTTATAAATTATATAATTTATAAATTTAATAGATCATCAACACAAAAAGAAAAATATAATTTTTCAGAAATGTTAATATATTCTATTGAAAAAGGTATTGAATTAGATTTATATCAATTTAATTTTATCAATGATGATAATTTAAGAAAAACAGTTAATCAAGCATATTCGATACCAAAATGGGAAAAATTATGTTCATCCAGTTTTGATGTGAGAAGAGAAGAATTAGAAAAAATAAGTCATGAACTAAATTTAAATTTTAATATGAATGAAAAACAAATATGTTCAAAATTAAAAAGTTTAAAATATTTAACTGAAGATCAATTTATGAGTCAAAACGAAGAAAATCATCAACAAAAAATTGAAGATCATTTAAAAAAAGAATATAATATAATAACACCAATAAAATGTGAAAATTCTGGTATGGAAATGTATTCTAATTCAAAAATTGCTTCTTATTTAGATTCAGATTCAAAATTATGGTGTTTTACATCAGATATGTTTAAAAATTTGATCAAAACTGGTATGAATCCTTATACTAATAAAAATTTACCGGTAGAATTTATAACTACTTTGAATACACAATTACAAGTTATGTATGATTTAAATATTTCACACGGTGAAATTAAAGATGATTACAGATCTATAATTGACAAACCAGACCAAATATCAAACGATAGGTCAGACTATATAAAATTAAATATGGAAAAAATTTTTGAAAGTTATGGTATAACAAAAGATAGATTGGAATACATTTCAACACAAACTATGAATGATTGCTTATCTAAAATAAAAATTAATCAAGTTTATCTTTTCAGTTTAACTAGAGAACACCAATATATTACTTTTCTAAGAGCAATTAAATCTGTTACTAAAAGAAATAAAAGTTTATCAAACGATATTTATCAAACGATATTAAGATCTTTATCTTAATATCGTTTGATTATATTAAGATCTTTATCTTAATATCGTTTGATTATA